TGTCTCCAACAGAATAATCAAAACCTTTGAAATCCTTATTAAAAACGTTACTAGTTTTATTTAAAAATATTTCTTTTTGCGAGGCAGCGGCTTTTGTCACTTCCTCGTTTTCTTTATTATAGCGATTGAAAAAATCAACAGCTTGTTGCTGGTCTTCAGTTAAGTTAGATCCAGCTTTAATGTTTTCGTAATAATTAGCTTTTAACTTTTCAAGATGTTTTTTAGCTTTCGCCGCTTCCTCTTTAAAAGCTATTTTTGCTTTTCTAATATCTTTAGGTTCATCAAGCTCTTCGTCGTACGAGAAGTCTTCCATTAAAACTTCAATATCTTCTTTATCTAAATGCGGTTTTGTTGTTTCGTAATACTCACGTATTAACTGCGCTTCATTTAATTTAGAATAATCTGTGTTTAACTTTACGTAATCCTCAAGGCTTCCGCCTGTGTCGTTCATAAAGTCAACAACTTTTTGAATATTTTCTGGCAAATCAACGCCAGCATCCGCCTCGACTATAGCTTGTTCAACTTGCTCAGTGAGCTCCTCTACTTGTTCAACAACTTCTTCCTCAATTACTTCTTCTAATGCGCTTACCTCTTCTTCTTCGGCGTCCCGTATTTCTTCAACCACTTCTTCGCCGTCTGGCGTGTCTTCGGATTCTCCGACAACAGCATCGCTGTCATCTGCGCTTTGCTCTTGAACGGCATCTTCTTTTGGTTTATTAAGTTTACCTAAATCTATTTTAATAGTGCCATCATCTGCGACTGATGCGCCGGTATCTGGCTTTTCTTCAACAACCTCATTTTCAGGAGTTGTTTGTTCTTGGGTTTCTTCTTGCACCTCTAGAACTTCTTCTGTGTTTTCTGACATGATAAAATATTATATAATTATACATTACTATTATTACTTAGGTTCAAAGGTTCCTAAGTCAAACCCTCCGCCAATTATATCGTTTCCGCCGGATTCGAAGTTTTTTGGTGGTGTATTGTTTTTTCTTTGCTCAATTAATTCGCTTTGCTGCGATGCTTCCATTTTTGAACGATCATCTTTGCGATCTTCTTTTTTGCTTTCGCGTTGCTTATAAAGCTCAGTCTCCATATTTTTAAGCTGCATGTTATAATCAAACTCCTGCGCCATTAAAGCTTTCTTAGCTTCGACTTCCGCTTCTAGTTTTTGTAAATCAAGTTGCCCTTCTAATTGTTTAAGTTGCGCTTTTTGCTGTGTTATAGCGGCTTGCTTTTGTACCTCGGCCTGCGCCGCGACTTGTTGAGCCTGTGCGTTCGCTTGTGCTTGCGCTTGAATATTTTGCTGTTGAATAGCTTGATCACGCTCTTGTTTTTTCTTACGCTTAATTTTTAGTAGCTGATTTGCTAACTTTAAATTTTGCACTTGGCGTATGTCAATAGCATCATCCAAGTCTATTAAACCAGCTGACAATGCGGTTTGTATATTGTTTTCAAGCATTTGCTTTTCTTCCTCATCTGGCATAAGTGTTAAAAATATACCAAAATCGTATAAGTGCAAATTATTCATTTCAGAAAGGGTGGCTACGTTATGCGCCCCTATCTTTTGTATAAACGATTCTCTTGCTGGCGAATACTCAATTATATCAGATATTCTAAGAGACAAGCATTCTGCTAAGTGAGCCGTTATAAATAATCCAGCTTCCATTATGTGCCTCGTTGCGGTATTTGAATTTGCCGCTGCTATCTTTTGTATACCAACCAAAGCTTTACCGTCAGGCATGCTGCCATCTCTTGCCTCGTTTAATCCCGTTACATCACGGATCATTTGCAAATAATAGTTATACGTATTGATTAACGCTCCTAACTTGTTGCCGCCGCTACCGCTTGTAATTTCTTGTATAGGCACTTTGCCTGGGTTCATATCGCCATCCTGCGTAAATGATCTTCCGATTACAGAACCTGTCTGGAAAAACATGTTTAACGCTTCTTGCGGATTATAATTTGTACCATTACCCAAATCTATTTCAGCCAATCCATCAGCATCAAGGTAAACACCATCAGGCACCATTCGTGATAGCAGTTGCTGTAACTTTAGATGCGTTAGTTGTATCATATCCGCAAACCCTGTAATGCGGCTTACTAATGATTCGATCCTACCTTTGTACATTCTGGGTGCATTGATACTGTAATTCAATAATACTTTTGAACTATCGCTTTTTGGGCGCATCATGTTTTTAGCTAGCTCCCATTTTAATAAATAATCAGTGCCTAATATTAAAACACCCTCGTATAATACTTCAAGTGATCTTGATAGTTTACCAAACTGTTGCTCTAATACTTCAACTGGTGGATCAAACTGATCATCTCTGACTAATACCTTAGAAGCTCCTGTTGCGGTTTCTTTAATTTTATACACTTCGTTCATATATGTCTTGTAATTAAAATACAAAACTTGAACAGTGTTAGAGTCAGATTCGTTATAATTAGACAACGACCTGTCATAAAAGCCGTTATTTTGGTAACCTGTTTTAGATATTTTTTCTAAGTCCTCATTTGTTAAATCAGGAAATTGTTTTTTAAGCTCATTAATATGTACTTCTCTTACTTCGCCGCAATAGTAAATATCATCAAAAAACGGAGAGTCCGTATAAGACCATACTAAATTTGAAGGGTCAACATAATCTATTACCACACCTTCTGACTTTGTAAACCTATTTTTAACAGCTCCAATGCCTATGGTGGTTAAATCGTATACTACACGTTTTTTTGTTAAATCGTAATGGTTACCCTCAAGCAATACATTTATAGCTTGCTCTTCCGCAATTTCTACAGCCTGCTTATAAGTAAGCTGCATATGTACGTCTAACTCTTCCTGTGTTTCTGGTAGAGTCTCGGGTTGGTTTTCGTATAAGTTAACGCCAAAGTTATCTTTAGCAAAATCGTTTAACTCTTTAGTTTGTATATCTCTAATTATACTAGCTAAGTACTCTGTACGCTTTGCTACTCCATAGGGATCTTGCGAATATGCTTTTATATCAAATGCTCTTTCGGATATGCCATTAACCACTATATCTACAAACTTAGGTATAATTGGTACTGGCTTCCAATCTATATTTAAATATGATAAATCGCCATTAATAGATAACTCATCTTTATACTTTTGTACAGACTGTTCACCTCTAGCATATAATCTTAATCTATGAAATGTATTTTGATTACTTTTATATCTGTTAGTACCAGAATCGGATTTAAACCATTCATCTTGAATCGCTCTACCAACTCTTAAACCGTATTCAGGCGAAAGCTTTTCAGCATCGCTAGCAACTTGGCTTGGAAAAAAACTATTTATAACTGACTCAGCCATATATATTTATTTTATTATTTCCGATATCGAACCGGCGTTTTTATATTTTGCAATATGTATATTTAACTTAGGTTTTTGTGCTTTGGGGTTTGGTCTGTATAGATGTCTATTACAGGCCATTATTGCTAACCCTGAACTAATAGCCGCATCAAATTTTGTTCTTTTGTTTATATCAAACTTAGCCCAATCGTTTAAAGTTTGGCTAAAATACATGGAACCATATTGTCCATCATTAGTGATACCAACATGGTTTTGTATGTAGGTTTCAATAGCAGCTGCATGGGCTTGCTTTATATCCTCAGAAGAGTTAGGTATACCGCCTATTTCTTTTTCTGTAACGGATAATTTTGTATATGTTTTATCAGGGCGATTCATAGAGTAACCTCTATATCCTCTACGCTTTAGATAATACAATAATCTTGGTTTATTGTTTTCACAAAGAAGAGGCATTCCGTAGAACACTAAAGCCATAAGCACATCTTCAAAAAACATTTCAGCTGTTTGTGGTCTTGCCACATATTCTAAAAAAAACGTATTTGACGGCGCATCCTCCATACTAAATGTAGTAAGCCCATGTAATGCTCCTTTAGATCCTTTGCCATCGGTGGTTCCTGATATATCGTAACTATCACAGCCAAATGCGCCTATGTGATCATTTGCGGGATACCTTATACCATTTTTAATTACCTGTTTATTTTGCAAACCAACTTTTGGAACCCAAGAAACTTTAAACCTTCCATTCGGGTTTGGGCTAAACATTACTTTTGAGTCCTTCACTCCATGCTCCCAATTAAAACTGCCCGTTGTTACAACGCCTGTACTTTTTAAATCTTCGTTGTAATCTATTTGTTCGTATATTTTAACTAAATTAAATATACTATTTTTAGTTTCATCCCTAAACGCGTGCTCTTCTGTACGTGGAAACTGCCTGTAGAACTCATTTAAAGCATCCTGGTCACCTTTTAATCCTTCTACCTCATTATCCCAATGTTCGATGACGCCAACTTCGATAGCGTCTCCGTGTGGGCCAACACAATTTGCTGATGGCTCTTCGAATACAGGCATTCCATAATTGTCAATGAATCCTTCGTAATTCCATTCCATAGGAATGAACAAAGAATATAATCCTGACTTAGTCTGTCCATTGCGGTTTCGTTTGGTAACATCTGAATCATTGTATAGTTTTTTAAAGTTTTCACCACCTTTATCTAATGCGTTTGATGTTGATCCCATCATACATTTTCCAATGACTCTACTACCTAGCCTTAATGTAGTTTTTGTTACACGCCAGTTATTTAATATGTTATCTGGTCTTTCCCATTTGCCCGACTCATCGTGAACTAATAGTTTTAATTTTTCACCATCGTACGAGTTGTCCCCGGTGTTCTTCCAGTCGATCGTGGTGTCAAGCCCTTCGAGTAATTCCTGATCCTGTTTATTTTGGATGGATTTTCTGGTAAGTCTGGAAGCTGGGATCCTATAGGCAAGCTCGGTCTTTGGTCTATCCATACCGTCCTGTATTGGCTTGAAAAAGAACGGGTAATTAACGGATATTGGAACCACTTTATCTGTGAACATTTTTTTTGCATCAGAACCGGACTTTGATAATATCCCAAACCTTGCGTCACTTGAGATTGTCGCCATATTAACGGTTTCTCCACTTGCCATAAATGAAAATCCTGAACGCCTGTTCTTAAGATAACACATACCGTAGCATCTCTGGTCTGCTTTGCAAGCCTCCCAAAAGATGAAGAATAATCTGTTTGCTTCCCTAAATTCTGGGTGCCCAACGTCAATTTTAGACCATTGCAAGTACATAAAGTGAGTGCCAGTAATGTAAGCGCCCACACCTTTATTATTGAACCAATGGCCTTCTTCGCGGCGTCTGAACTGTTCATCTATATATGGTTCCCATTTTTCTTTAAAGTCGTCAGGATAATCGCGCCATTCAAAAACACTTTGTATGCGTTTTAATTCTTTTGGCAATTCCTCAACAACCCATTTGTCATTTGATTTATTTATTTTGGCAGGCGGTTTTGGCAGAGCAACTTTTAAATTTTGTATATTATAAATTTCCCCTATTTGTCCTGTCTTGCTTATAACAATAATGTCATGCTCTTTGTTATAACCATACTTCCACTTTTTGCCTCTATTTAACCTAGTTATTGTAGTTTGCTTTATAGGCGTCACTACACTATATAAACTTTGCTGATACATTATTTAGATCTTTTTTCTGCAAAGCCAGAGAAAGTTTTCTTTTTTTCCTCTTCTTTAGGTTTGTTGTCAAGTATAGCCTCTTCTTCCTGAATACGTGTTAATATTTCAAACGCATCAAATATAGCTAGCTTTTTTGTAGCGGCCGCATTCTTAAGTCTGTCAGCTGATATATCATCGTCTGAATCTACAATAGCTTCTTTAGCTACCTTAATCAACTCTTCAACTGCTTTGTGCCCAGCTTGGATTATACTCTTCTTCGTTTCCTTGATATTCATATTTAATTGTAATTAGATTGGTTGGAACACGATATAACTTTTCTTTATTAATTAAAAACTCATATTCAGCACCGGGCTTAAACCCGATTAAGTCACCTTCTTCGGCTTCTTTTAAACTAGGGTCTTTATACCTTAGTACACCTATTAATGGTTTTTCAAAATCAATAGAAAACATTTTGTCTTCTTTAATAGGTTTTACAAAATTAAAACCATTTAGCGGAATCCACTTTATTATATGCTTATATGCAAATATCTGATCGGGAGACACGAAGTACATGTTATCTTTATAAAAACTCTTACTGTTTTTTTCTACACCTCTTATATCTCTAAAGCATCTAAAAACATTATGATGTAGTATAACTTCATCACCAACGCATATGCCAGTGTTATTTGTCTTAGGCGTGGCCATTACAATACCAACTCTTGAAACAAAGTTATGGTTTTGTAATTCTGTATTTAATATCAGCTCTTTGCCATCGACAGTTTTTGTGTTTGTGTACCTATCATTTTTAGGTGTTACAACAAAATCAAAAACCCCATTCATTAGTAATCGATATTATATTCAATGGCTATTGCCATATTTTTATTAAAGTCTTTCCAGGGTATTATATCTTTACCTTTTTGAATATAGATAGAGTACTTTTCTTCTTCTTCTATAATATTAACTATAGTATGACCACCATACACTTCCTGTCCAACAGAATAGTGCATGGCGTCATTTTTATAGTCTTTCCCTATACTAATCTTCCTTAGCAGGCTCACGTAGTTCACCGGTGTTAATATCAATCACTTTGTCACCATACTTATCTTGCAGTACTTTTTGCTGCTCATCAAGCTTTGTTTTAACCTGAGCAAATGTATGTAATAACTCATGCTTCTGTAACTCTAATCCACCGATCTGTGATTGAACACTATTTAACTGTTTAATAATGTTTGTTAGAACTTCTAGTTCCTCTGCTGTTAACTTTTCTGTTTTTGCCATTTAATTTAATTTAATTGTTATTGCTGGATTTTTTTGCTTTTTCCCAGGTACGCCCAACAAAATACGCCCCGTAAACTGTTATTAATAAAGATTGAAAAATTGGTATATAGTCTTCTGCTATTTTAAACTCACCTATATTGCCATCAAAAAAACATAACGCTGTAAATATAACAGTCAAATATATAAGAACCATAGGTCTTATGTTTTTTGATAAAAACGAATCTGAATTCATATCCGCTTCCCATCTTGCTGTTACTTGCTCTTGCGCTTCTTTATCTGCTTTTTCTAGTATCTCAGTTATTAATCTCTGAGCTTCTAATTTTTCTTCTTTAGTTGTAGTTAATTTATCAATGACATCACCGACTTCTTTAATTACACCGCCGGTAAGCCATTCCCATATTTTTTTCATTATTTTCCGTTTGGTCCAAGTTTTTTATCAGGTTCTCCGTCTATAGCCTCCTTTACAGGTTTAGCTATATCTACAAACTCGCTGTTTTCAGCGCCGCTCATTAAGCCTTCGTCAGGGCTATAATCTATTTCTCCTGTTTTCTTAACTACAGATCCAATATCTAGTAAAGGCTCCTGTACTTTCATTCCCTTATTTGTGGAATGTTGAATTCTTGCTGTAATTGGTTTATTAAATCCCATTGTTTTATTTTTTATAAGGAAACATTTTGTTTAACTTTTCTTTACGATGCTGACACCCACAAGGTATGTTCAAACCCTGGGATACTCTATCGACTACAGTTTTAATTCCTGTAGCTTTAGTAATTTTCTCTACTGTATCGCCTAACCCTTTTGATTCCATAAGCTAAAATTATTAATGCAGTAAAAACTACATGTGTTAAGTTCACGTGAGCCTCCCCGCAGGTTCCTAGTATATGTTTTAACATTTCCATCTCCTTCTTGCTGCGCAAATTCTTTTTTCAGGCGTCTTACTACAGTTAATACTGTGCATTTTCATTTGACCTTTAGATCTAGCGCAATAAGACGTTCGTCTTTTACCACCACCTGGTTGAGGAGCTTTAAGATTACCACCTGTTTTTTTATTATACGCTTTTCTCCCGGCTTCAGTCATACCAGCGCCTTCTTTAGCTGTTAAGAAATGACGCCCTTTTCCTTTTGTGGTCTTACGGAGCTTTTGCACCATAGAGCTTGCTGGTTCTTGATTATACATATCTTATTTATTAAAATAGTTTCTCTTTAAAGGTCCTTTTGAAAACGCGACACTACCTAAAAAATCCTTCACGTCTTTTGCGGCGCCTAATCCATTTTCTTTAACATCTTTAGCAATCTTTGCTACATTTTTACCAACCTTTTGAAAATCAGTTGGATCACTTCCTGTAAAAGCAGTAGAATTATCTTTAAGTCTTTCTTTAGCGGCATCAAGATTTTCTCTTACCTTTGTGGTTTTATAAGATGATGTACCGCTACCGCCTTGGTCTTGTTGTATTTTAAATTGCTTTAGTCTGTCTCTTAGGTTTTCAGCTCTATCGCTAGCTAGTTTGGCTTTGCCACCAACCAAAATTTCTTTACCATCAACTGTTTCAAATTCACCGAATATAGCGGCTTTTTCTGTTTTACCTCTTTTCTTAAGACGCTTAGCTCTTTTTGCGTATCTTCTAGCTTGTTTTTCTGATTTACCGGATAAACGTTCTGCAATCTTTTGTCTACGGAAATCTTCACGGGTATTAAGTGTGCTCATGCCTTGAGCGGTTTCGTACTCTGGCGTTTGCTCTGAAGTAGTATCTGAATCGCTAGATGTACCAGGAGTAGTTATCGTTACTTCCCCAGGGCCCCCAGACACGCCAGTAGCAGCAACCATATCAGCTTCAAATGCTTCGGGATCTTTTTTGCGCTGCGCCTCTCTGTCCGCTACATAAGCATTATAATCTGCATATCCGCCGCCTGTTCTCACGCCGTCTATATCTTGGTCGTAAGCTTCTTTATAAGAAAGTCTCTTTTTTGTTTCAGTAGTACCTTCCGATCCAGGTGTAGTTATTGTAGTATCGGTTTGACTA